CGGCCAGGCCGGAGGCTCTGCCGCCGGCCGCTTTTTCGTCCTGTCAATCAATGCCAGGGGCCCGGCCCCTGGACCCCTCGGAGCTTGCGAAAATGGCAACTAATTTCAACCTCGTTTATGACGGCCATCCCGTCATGGCGCTTCCGCCGGCGGCGGATGCGGCCGGTCGTTCGGGCCAATGGGTCGGTCTGAAAAACAGCCATAAGTGCTACGTCATTGTGAACGTCAACCAGGGCAATGCCGCAACCGTTGCCTTGACGTTTCAGCAGGCGACGAGTGCGGGCGGCGCCGGCGCGAAGGCGCTGTCCGGGAACCTGAATATCTGGGCGAACCAGGCGCAGGCGCAGGCCGCGGGCGGCGACACGCTCACGCAACAGACCTCGGCGACGAGCTTCACGGCATCAGCGACGTTGGCGAACAAGAAAATCGTGTTCGAGGTCGTTATCGAGGACGCGCTCGATCTCGTGAATGGCTTCTGCTACATCCAGGTCATTACGGGCGCCTCGAACGCCGCGAACATCACGCAGGCGGATTACATCGTGATCCCGGGCCGGTTCGCGCAGCAGTTCCCGCCGAGCGCCGTCGTCTAAAGTCCTTGGTACCAGCCAACAGCAACGCCCGAAGGGGCCCGGCCGCGCGCCGAGCCCCGCCGGCGCCCTTAGGAGCCGCATCACATGACCTCAACCTCGCAGTTCCGCTCGGGCGTCGAGACGTTTTTCGACCAGCAGACGGGCGAAACGATCCTTCCGCTTGCCGCAGTGCTTTTCGAGGACGACTTCCTTGGCGCCGGCGGGAACGCCTTTCCGACGGCGGCCACTGCCGGGTGCCCGTGGGGCAAGAAGCTCGTCCAGACGGCGGGGACGCCGGTCGTCGGCCTCATTGCCAACGGCGACGGCGGCCAGGCGAAAATCCTGCTCGATACAACTGCGGAAAAGCAGGAAGCCGTCCTGTATTTTCTCGACAATTTGTGTATCGACGCGAGCAAGATCGGCGGTTTTGAGGTCCGGTTTCAGTTGCCCGTGATTCCGGGCGGCGACGTGCAAGCCGTCATGGGCATGCAGTCGACCTACGTTTCGGGTCCCGACAATAACACGTGCTACATCAGGGCCGGCCTGCGCGGCAGCGGCGCATTGCTGGCCGAGAGCTACGACGGGACGACGACGAACAGCATCGCGACCGGGACGACGATCGCCACCACGACGGAGTGGCACATCTTCCGCGCCGACTGGTCGAACCCCGCGGCAATTCAGTTCTGGCTTGACGGGCAGAACCTCGAGCTCGGGACCGTGAGCTTTGCCCCGACCGGCACGCTCGCGGTCCTGCAACCGTACTTGTCGCTCTATAAGGCGGCTGCCGCCGGTGACAGCAGCGGCGGTGAGCTGGCGATCGACTATATCCGGGCATGGGCGAACCGGGTCTAGCCGCCATGCACAAGGGCCGATTTAACCGCGGGCCCGCGCCCGCCGGCGACGAAGAACAAGGGGCGGCCGATGGCTCTCGTGAACAATCAATTCCTGGTGGCGGCAGCGATCTCGGCGGGGGGATCGCTAAGCGCCGAGGTCGGGATCGCGCCATACACCCTGGTCGGCGTGGCGAGCGACGCGAATTGGACGCCGGAGAACATAAGCTTCCTGACGAGCCTTGACGGCACGCACTGGCTAACGGTGCAGACCGATGCCGGCGCCCTGAGTTACGGCACGCTGCAGACGAGCAGCTTCATGGCGCTGGACCCGGCGATCTTTCGCGGCGTCCAGGCGATACAGGTACAGTCCGCCGCGAATCAATCGAACACGACGACGCTCACGCTTGTGTGCCAAAGCATCCTTTAAGCCGGTCGAGCGCCGCGAGGAAAAAAGAACCAAAAAGCTTTTTGGTTCTTTTTTTCAAAAAAGAACAAACTCGCTTTACGGGCCCAACCCAGCCGAGGGATTTCCGAGATGGGCCAGCGCACGATCCTGACGGTTCTCCAGCCCGCGGAGAGCTACAACCTTATCGATCTGGCAACCTGCAAGGTCGAGCTCGGCATCGGCGCCGGCGACACGTCGAAAGACAATTACATCAACCTCAAGATCGCGCAGTTTTCGACCGCTGTGCAGAATTACTGTAACCGGCCGTTCGTCCAGGAGACCTATCAGGACTGGATTATTCCCGATCGCATGTATCAGCCTTTCGAGAGCGAGGGGCATTTCCAGCCCCTCACGCTTTCGCGGTTTCCGGTCACGGCGGTAAATTCCGTCGTCGTCACCTGGGACAACTCGACGCCGAGCGGCTCGGAAACGTTGACGCTAGGGACGGACTTTCTCCTCGACGGCAATCCCGGCCAGCTCATCAGACTGAACGGCGTCAACGGCAACACCCGCAGGTGGTACAGCGCGCAGGTAACCGTCCAATACGTAGCCGGCTACACGACAATTCCCGGCGATATCACGAACGCGCTCGTCCAGCTCGTCACAGGTGCTGTGCAACAGCAAGGGCGCGACCCCTTCCTGAAAGAGACCGAACAGGCCGGCGGCGTCGGGCGGCAGGTCTACTGGATCCCGAATAACCCCGCGGGGGCTCTGCCGCCGTCGGTCACAGACCTGCTCGACAAATATCGGCCGGCGGCGATCGCCGCATGATCGACTACGCGGTCAAAATCGCTGGCGACAACCGGGTTGCGCTGCGGTTCGATCGTTTTCCGGAAATGGCCCACGATGGCCTCGTAGAGAAAATCGAGCAGCTTACCGAAAGCCTCGAAGGCGCGGTCGAGGCGGCCATGCCGCACGGGAAGACCGGCCGACTGGAGGCGCAGCTCAAGAGCGGGGTCGAGGAAGGACGTAACCGTATTCGCGGATGGGTTTCGCTGGCGGGCGCCAGCGCGAACGACGTCCGCAAGGCCGCGGCGCTCGAGTACGGGAGCCGCGGAGCGCCGTTTCCGGTCCGCGGCTACCTGCGCACGCTGGACCAGGTCTTCGGCCGCATGACGGCGCCCTTCGACCAGGTTGTAGCGGCCTATCGGCGCGCCGGCGGCCTCGCCGAGCTGGATTTCCTGCATGGGCCGCTGGGCGCGGGTGCGCAGTCGGCGCTCGCGGAGCTGAATGCCGTCGTCGAGGCCGCAATCCAGGAGAGCGAATAGATGGACGCGGGCGACCCCATTCTCGACGCAGGCGCGTTCCTGCCGCATGGCGACGGCGTGGTTCCCTTCGGGCTTTCCAGCGAGGCGGCCGACGCGATCGCGCAGCTCCGCGCGCTGGCGGACGCCATGGAACAGGGGCGCGCGGTCGTCGGCCAGGCTCAGACCGGGACGAGCGCCGTGCACGATGACTTCCCGACGTTCCGGGTCTTCCTCGAATACAAGATCCGGCCGTTCTGATGGCGACCAGCCGAGAGGCGATTTACGAGGCGCTGTTCGCTCTGCTTTCGGCGTCGCCTGTCTGGCAGACCGCCGGCCGGCGTCTCATTCATTGGAGCTCCATCGGCGCGCAGCCGGCGCTCTTCCTGCGCCCGTTCAAGGAAGAGCCGCTTCCGTCTGGCGTCTTCGGTATCAACCCTCGGTATTCGTTCACCGCCGAGGCCTGGATTTACGTCGCAAACGGCGACCCGACGACGGCGAGCAGCACGAACATTACGGACCTGCTCGACCTGGTCGACAATCTTCTCCGCGGCGACAATCTCCCGCAAGGCCGCGTGACGCTCGGCGGCCTGGTCGAGCATGTCTGGCGCGAGGGCGAAACCGTTATCGCGTCCGGCGAGCCGCAAACCCAGTCGGTCGCGATCGTTCCGATAAACATTCTTGTGACCGACATCCTGGTCCCGCGTCCCAAGGTTCTTAGCCTGACCTGCAATCCCTCGACCGGAACCCTGACAACTGGGCAGGGATGCACACTCACCTTGGGGTTCAACGTTCCGGTAGAGATCGGGCCTTATGAAAGTTCGATTTACCCGTCGCTCACCCTCAACACCGGCGAGAGCGCTGCGTTCGTGATCGAGGCGGGTTTCCAGACCTCGCTGAATTTTACTTACACGGTCCAGGAAGCCGACGCCTCGCCGGCGCTTGCGGTCACCGCCTGCAATCTCAATGGCGCGACCATTACGGACGCGTACGGCAAGAATGCGGACCTCGCGAACGCCGTCGGCCAACCGCCGGGAACGCTCACCATCAACTGAAGCCGCCGGTGGTCCGCATGATTACACTCTATTTCTGGGCTTGCCTCGTCGCGTCCGGCGAGTGTTCGCAGAAAACTCTTGTGCGGTTCGGGAGCCCGCTTGCCTGCTTCGGTCTCGCGCCGCAGCTCGAGGCGAAGGGGTGGGTCGACGACAGGCCGAAATACCGACTTCGGATTGATCGCGATCATCCTATCGAGTGCATACCGAAGGAGGAGCGCGGCGCATGACCGATACCGCTGCGACGATCGCCACAGCGCGGGCTGAGGTCGAGCACGCGCTCGAAGAAACCAAGCAGGCACTCGACGAGGCGCAGAAGATCGTCGCCGCCGGCGGGGCGAATGTCGGCCAGGTCCTCGGGGCCTGGGTGAACGAGACGCTGCGCGATTCCGACGTGGCACGTTACGTCGACGCCTGGAATTTCGTCACGGGCCCGGCCCTGAAAGACCTCGAGCGGCGCCTATCGGCCGCGGAGTGAACAGCCCGAAAGGGCGCCCCTGAAAATCGGAGACTTCGAACATGGGTATGATTACGTACGGCCCGGGCGCCCTGTTTTTGACGCGCACGGATATTGTCGGCGCAACGCCGATCAATGTCGGCCTCGTGAACGAGTTCTCGATCGACGAGGCCGGCGAGACAAAAAGCCTCTATGGCCAGAAAGACTATGCGCTCGCGGTGCGGCGCGGGACCGTGAAATGCACCGCTAAGGCAAAAGCCGCGCTCATGTCCGCGCAGGCGTTGAACGTGTTTAACGGGAACACGATCACGAAGGGCGCGCAGCTGCTCGCGTCGCTTGGCGAGAAGGTGAGCATTCCTACCGTCGCGCCGTTCACGGTCGCCGGCGCCAACGCGGCGAATTTTAATACCGACCTCGGCGTCGTGTACGACGCCAATCAGTATCCGCTTTCGCTCGTGGGCACACTCACGGCCGCTGGACAATACGAGACCAGCGCGGGGGGAACTTATACGTTCGACTCCCTCGACGCCGGCGCGGCCGTCGACCTGAATTATTCCTACGGCACAGCCTCGACCGCTGGCGGCTATCAGAAGACGACGTACGCGCAGAACATCGGCCAGATGCCGACGTTCCGGGTAGATTATGTCACGACGGACCCGGTTGGAGGGACGTTCTACTTCCGCGCATATTGCTGCGTGTCGGCAAAGCTCTCGCGCAGTTTCAAGATCACGGATTTCATGATGCCGGAACTCGATTTCGAGCTGGGCGTGAACGCGGCCGGCGCGGTCTACCTCGAGAGCTACTCGCCGCAAGGCGCCTAATATGGCGACCGAGCCGAACCCGCTGCATTTGAATGATGGGACGCCGACGGTCACTCTCGGCGGTGTCCTTTGGCCCGTCCCGAAGCTCGCGATTCGACAGCTCAGACGCCTGCAGGGCAAGCTCGACCCGATCGTGGACGTCATCTTCCGGCCGCCCGCGAAAGGGTTTGACGATCTTACACCGGAACAGTTTGACGACCTGGCCTTCGTGATATTTGTCGCTCTCACGCGCGCGCATCCGACGATCACGCTCGAAGAGTTCGAGGCGATGCCGATGGACTGGCGGGAAATGTGGCAGGCCCTGGCGGTTGTCTGGGACCAGGCGATCGCGCCGCGGCGGGAGCAGTCACCGGGGGAAGCGACGAGGGGGCCGAGCCCCTCGATTACAACCGTCTCGTAGCCCGCCTCTCAAGGCGGCTCGGCCTGCCTTGGGAC